AACATCTGACTATTTTGTGTTTGAGATGGATAATCTCTTAACAATAATGTTACTTTAGCATTTCCATCAAGTATTTTAAAGTCTGGTATAAATCTATTTATCTTCATTAAATACTGACCATCTCCTTCTATATCTAAATCAAAGTCCCCTGATTCAATGTAAGCTGGTATTGCTGTTTTAACTCCAGTATAACTTACTTCATTAACACCTGTCTCATGTTCATAATATGTACATGCGCCATATGTATTAGTTACACCATTAATGGTTGGGAAATTTGGTGTAGCAGTTGAATCCCATTTTGTAGCGTATGGTTTATCATATGTTTGAGCATCTGAATAAGTTGTTCTAGTTAAAGACATTGTAGTCCAAGTATTTTCAACGAAGTTATAAACTACTGATGCATTAACTGCTGATGAGTTATTAGTTGGATAAAACCAAACTACTTCATTATATAAGCTATTATGAGAACCATATACAATGTCTGCAGCATTGTAATTAATACCTGGATTATCTCCACCAGTTGTAAATACATAATCTTCAACAAGTGATGGTAATTGTTTAACTGTACCATCATAGACAAAGAATCCACCACCAAATCCCATCCAGAAGATTGCACCTTGTGCAAAGACTATTGAATGCTGGCCAATACATCCGCAGTTTGTACCAACCTGTCTAATTGAAAAAACAAAAGGAGGTCCAACAAATTGCATAACATAAGCTGCTTGATCTGTTAAAATAAATATATAATCTTTACCTTGTACAGCTCCTACAATGTAATTTCCTGTATCTAGTCTAAAGGTACCTGCAGTATTTGTTGCAGTTGGAAGCCATGTGTTATAATCTTCTTGGTTTGAAAATCTTATAAACATTGGATCTTGTGTAGATGGTGTTCCAATTGTAGTTTCTGTTCCAAGTAAAATTAAATGTCTATCTCTATCAGATACAATAGAACAAACAGATTTAGTTGGAGCTCCTGCTATTACAGTTGCTCTTGTAGTTAAAGCACCAGATGCAGCTGGATTCCAAGAATAAGTTTTTCCATCTTTAATAGTTGCAATTAATATTTGTCCAAAGTTATCAAATGACCAATTCGCTGGTGATAGTACAACAGTTGGTGATGCTGATGCTTCACCCCATGCAACTGTTCCATAAGTAGATGTTCCCCACCCATAACCATAAGTTTGATTAACAGGTCCTATAAATACATAAGGAGTTGTAGTTAAGGTTCCACCTGCTGTAACTCCAGTTCCTGACTCGTTAACTGGCATAGTAATTCTAAATGTTCCAGATGTTGGAACAGCTATCACTTCAAAAGTATTTGTTGTAAAATTTGCTGAGGTAAAACTTGTTGTAGGTGCTCCTGGTGTTGTAACTCCTGTGAATATAATATAATCACCAACCGAAAGTCCATGACCTGCTTTATTGATTGTAACTGTAGCTGAACCTGTTGTTGATGTATAAGTACATGAAGTTAAAGCTGTACCAAGTGGTGTAATGTCATAAAAAGCACCTTCAAAATAAATAACTAATATTTTATTAGTACCAATTGCTGCATATTTATTTCCACTTAAATCTGTCCATGTGTGCTGTGCTCTTGCAACACCTGCTAATGTTTCAGGTGATAATTGTTGCCAGCCACCTATTTTCTCAGGGTAGCCATAACGAAAACGAATAAAATCACCGTTAATCCACTGACCTTCTGCGGCAGTTGCGGTATCTTGTTTGTTAAATCCAGCTTTTATTGGTATCTTTTTTAAAGGCATAAGGGTTCTTATACCTTATATCTATATAATTAACAATAAAGAGTTATTTACCCTCTATTTTAGTATTATCATAAGTATTTTTACTTTTTATCTCATCATTAAATTTTAAATTCCAGTCCGAAACCATTTGTACTAGTTTATTACCAAAATGTCTCAACGCTTCATCTGATAAATGAATTTTACCTTTTTTTAAAATTATCCACCTTTCTTTAACAGAAAATTCTATATCACAAGAACCGTTTTCGTATTGTTTAAATTTCATTTTTATATTCCTTTATTATCAAAAAAAACATTACCAGAAACAGAAATTCTTAATTCATCATTATTAAAAAATGGATATACACAATGTTGTAAAACAGAAGGAAAAAACAAAAATTTACCTTCATAATCTTTATCTAAATGTATTAAATAATTATTTGTAAATCCACTAATATCTTGGTATAGAATTTCAAAACAAGAATCATATTTAAATTTTTTTACATCATTTTTTAAATTCGGAATTTGTATCCAAATTGTATAACTAAGAATTCCATCATGTTTATGATAAGGAATAAACTCACCTTTTTTTTGAATATTAAACCAAGGTTTACCAAAAATTAATGCTGAATTTTTATTCAAAACTCTATAATATCTAGAATAATTATATTTATCATCGTATTTTTTTATGTATAATTGTAAAAAATCAAACAGTTCTTTATTATTGTTTTCTAAATAATAATGTTCTGGTACTTTATCTGCTGTTATAGAAGAAATCATTTTTTCTTTTTTTAAAAAATCTAAACATTCTGTTTTTAATTTTTCTAATAAAATATCCGGTATTTTTGAAATCAATACTCCTAAATTAGGCAATTTTAATTCGTTATTTTCCATTGTAGCCTCTTTCTTTAAAAGAAAATTCTATACCAGAAGATTCATTTTTGTATTTTTTAATTTTCATTTTTCCATTCCATATAAAGTTCTTTTATCTTTAAACCATTCTTTATTAATTCCATTTTTATCAACGTAATGTAAAAAAGTTTGAGCATGCCAGTCTCCTTTAAATTCTTCTCTCCAATGTTCTATTTCACATCCAAGATAAATTGCAGCATCTCCTGGTTCCATATTTATTTCTGTTCCGTCCATATAAATTGGCCAAGGAGTTCCATCTGAACCTATCATAACAGTAACACTTACTTCACAAGAAGGTCTATCTTTATGTTTTTTTAATTCAGCATTTAATGTATACATTCTCCAAAATGCATAAGTGCATAATAATTCTAAACCTGTTTCTTTTTGCATTATTTCCAATTTATTAACCATTAACGATTCCATTAATGGATCTCCATAAAAAAAAGTATCTCCATTGTTATTTTGTTGAAAATCAAAAGAATCAAAATTAAGTCTATGTTTTATTCTACAGTAATCTTTTAATAATAATATTTCTTCTTTTGTTAAGAAATTTTTTATTAGTTTATATTTAAAATTTTTAATAGTATTCATGTTTTTGTTTCAATTAATTGTTATATTAAAAGCCACACTAATTCTATCTTCATTAGAAAAATTAGGTTCCACAGAATGAATTGTTTCTGAAAAAAATAATAATAAATCAAATTTTTTGGGTTGTATTTTATATTCGCAATAAAAATTAGGATCATCAAATAAAGAAAAATTTTCATTGAATAATTTACAATTATCTCCGTTTTCAAAAAGTATAGCTCCAGAATTTATTGGAACCTCTAAATAATAAACACCGCTAATCATATTTAAACCATGATTATGTCTGCAGTTAAAACTTTTATGAAAATTTTTATTTATCCAAAAATCACAACTCTTTATTTTAATTTCTTTTTTTAGTTTGAAATTACTTATAAAATTAGAAACTGGATTTATAAATAAATCATCAAGGATATTTTTATTTTCACTATTATTAAAATCAAAAATAAAGTTATTCGTTTGAAAACCACCTTTATTAGAAATAATCCTACCTTCTTTTTTAAGAAAAGAATTATTCAGTAAATTTATAAAATAATTATAATAATCTACGTTGTGTACTGAAGTTTTATAAATAGTAGTTTTAAATATATCTATAATCATATTTTTATAATGCCCAGGCTACCACTGAATATCTTTTTCCTTTTGTTACTGGTTTAACTGTGTGAGGATACAAAAAATTACTTGGCCAAATAATCATTCTATTTGGTTTAACTTCTACTTCCCATTCTCCAGAACCATCTGGATTTCTAAAACATAAATTTCCACCTTCATAATCATTGTTTAAAAGTAATATACAGCTCATTGTTCTTGGAATCGTTGCAAAATGATCTACATGCCAAGTATAAAAACCTGTGTTTTCATATTTTAAAATTTCAATATCAAAAATATTTTGATAATCATAATCTAATATACCCGCATCAAATTTATATTGTTTTAAATTTTTATTAAAATAATAGTGTAATAAACCAAACCAATGAACATTAGAAAGTGAATTGTTTAAATTTGAAAGTGACAAAGCATATGTTCTTCTTATATTAAAATCAGTTCTACTTTCTTTACCCCCGCCTACTTTTGTTTCTTGAAAATCAGAAACACTTGCAAAACGAATTAAATTTGACAAAACGTTCCAAGGCAAAACTTGATCATAAATTTTAATAAAATTTTTTATTTCCATGATTTTTTATTCCAGTATTTTTCTTTGTATATGTTTAATAAACTCAAACCGTAAAAAAATCTAGAGTTTTGTATTTCTTTTTGTCTTCTTGGAGATATTGTCATTTTCCAGTTATCTCTTTTAAATGGTATTATTTGAACATAAGGAATTCCTTTTTTAATAGTTGTCTCTAATATAGAATACTTATCACCATTAATAATTATTGGAAAATTAATTTCATTTGGAAAAGTATCTGTATCAACTATACCAGGTATTATAGAAAACCTATCATCTGCATTATTTAAAGGAGGAACAAATAAACAAGAATAACCTTTTGGTGTTTTAATTTTCCAAGGGTTTAATATTTTATAAAAAGGTAAATTTTTATTTTTTTCAATAAAAGGTGATCCCTCTACTTGTTTAATTGAATGTGTATCAAATCCAGAATTTAAATTAATACATTTTGCACCAAGAAATTGTGATATATCATGTAAACCAAACGATTGAAAAGAATCTTTAATAGTTTCTCCTTTTTCATTTTTATTTTCTACATTATGTCTTAAATTAAAGTCTTGTGGCATCTTTAAAATGTATCCCGCAGTTAAAGAATCTAAAAAAGGCATGCACCCTTTGACAGTTTTATTTAAAATATTATGTTCTAATTTTTTATACCATTCGGGTATATTTAATTTTGTAGGAATTGGATAATCTTCTTTAAGTGCAAAATAATCTTCATGTGCACTAAACTCTATTTCTTTATTAAACATGTTAAATTAATAACACTTTTTATGGAAGTTGTAAAATACTAAATGAAGGTTGTCCTAATTCATTAAAATACTGTTCTAATGATTTATTAAGAGGATAAGTAATATTATCTAAATTTAAATTATTTAATTGATTATAATAATTATTCCAAACACCATATAATGTATGATTTACATTATTGTTTAAAAAACATTTGATAGTTGCTTTAAAAGAAAGTATTTCAGCTTCTAATTCTTTTTTATCATTATATATTTTTGATTCATTATCAAAAATAATAGTGTCCGCATTGTATTTTAATATTTTTTTTGTTCTATATTTTACAGCATTAAAATTTTCCTCAGAATCTTCAATTATTTTATAATCTGATTGAATAATATTTAAATCATTTAAATTTTGACAAATTTTATAAAAAGTTCCTTCTAAATTATCTGAATTTTTTTGAAAAATAAAATAAAACATATTATTAAGTTCCTGTATTTTCAAAAACATAAATAGCACCAACGCCCCCAGGAATAGCTACAGTCCCAGGCTCGCCTTGACTGGTAAAACCAGGAGCACCAAATCCAGCAACTACACCCCCTGCACCTCCACTTGCGAAAGATACTGCAACAGGCCCTCCAGTTCTAAAACTAACTGGAATAGTTAAATTTGATCCAGGTTGATTGCCTGTACTTCCTGGTGTATTTTGAGGAGCTCCACCACCAGCATTAACGGTACCAACGTTTGCCATTGTAGTATTTCCACCCGCTGTTCCAGCTGGACCTCCTTGATTTGATGTTCCTCCTCCACCTACCGCATACGGTTGAGAAAAAGGTTGAGTAATTGGTTTATTATAAAAACCGCCTCCACCAAGTCCTCCTGATTGACCACCAAGTGGTCCGATAGCTCCACCTCCACCTCCAGCATATAAATAAACACCTATTCTATTTGCAGTTGGACTCGCTGTGTAAGTTCCTGACGCAGGCCCTGATACCATTAAAGTTGGTATTCCCATCCCAGCTCCTGCTGATCCAGAAGATGCAGCCGTAATACGACCATCAGCGTCCACTGTAATTGTTGCCGCTGTGTAAGTTCCTGCAGTAACTGCAGTTGCAATTAATTGATTTGCTCCTACAGAGTTAGCTGCAAGTTTAGCTTGTGTAATTGTTGAGTTAATAATTTGATTTGCACCAATAGAGTTAGCTGCAAGTTTAGCTTGTGTAATTGTTGATTGAGTAATTTTAATCGCTGTAACTGCATTTGTTGCAAGTTGAGATGTTCCTACTGCAAAGTTTGCAATTTGAGCTGTTGCAACTGTTCCAGATAATGTAGAAAGATCTGCTACTTGAATATCAGATCCGTCAGCATATAAAATTTTAATTCCTTTATCTGTTGTAGACCAAGTTTGTCCTGTACCAGTTGATGCATATTTAAATGTAACTGTAGATGCACCAACAGTTCCATTAGATACAATCCAAGTTTTTTCAATTCCGTTTGGAACTGTTACAACTTGATTTCCTGTAATTGTTCCTGTTAATTTAATAACAATGTTTCTTGCATTTGATAATGCATTCTGTGTCATTGCAAGAGCAGTTGTTTGAGCTCCACCCGCAATTGATATAGATTCATAACCAGC